TAGTTTGGTGCGTCTCTAGTATCATATAACAACATTTAGGTTGCAACGAATCCCAAACCGCTATATGTAGGTGTAATGGAATTTCGTGAATGCAACACCTGTGGTGTAACGAAAGAAATTACGTCTTTTGAGAAATCGTACTCCCGTGGTTCTCAGTATCGCCGACATCAATGTATGGCATGCAAAGCAATTCAAAGAAATGATAGGACAAATAAAGATCCAATTTTGTATCTTCGTAGAGCCTTTAGTCAATTAAAATCAAGTCGTATAAGAAAATCTACCTTTAAGTGGGAATTGTCCTTCGATGATATAAAAAAGAAATGGGACGATGCAAAAGGTAAATGTTCTGTTAGCGGTATGAAGATGACACACTACAGAGACGGTAGTGGTAAAAAAATTCCTACAAATGTTTCTATCGATAGAATTAATAATAAAAAAGGTTATACAAAAAATAATGTTCGACTTGTATGTTGGTGTGTTAATAAGATGAAACATACTATGTCAGACGACGAATTGATGTTATGGGTTAATAGGATTTATGATGGACAACGAAACTAATTTTGAATCTTTAGATGAAGAGCAAATACGTTATGCTCTTGACTTACAAAAAAGATTAAACTTTTTAGAAGAAACTGATGCTTCAAGAAAAAATTTTTTAAAGTTTGTTCAGAATGTTTGGCCTGATTTTATTTTAGGTAACCATCACAAGGTCTATGCAAAAAAATTACAAGACATAGCCTCTGGAAAAATAAAAAGATTAATAATAAATATGCCACCTCGACATACAAAATCTGAGTTTGCATCTATTTATTTTCCTGCTTACATGCTGGGACTCAATTCTAAATTAAAAATAATTCAAGCAACACATACTACAGAACTTGCAACAGGTTTTGGTCGTAAGTGTAAAGCATTAGTAGATAGTCCTGATTATAAAACCATCTTTGAAGATACGAAAGTGTCTCCTGACTCCAAAGCCGCTGGACGTTGGGCTACGACAGATGGTGGAGAATACTTTGCGGCGGGGGTTGGTGCAGCGATTACTGGTCGTGGTGCTGACCTCCTCATTATTGATGACCCTCATTCGGAGCAAGACGCTCTTTCTCCTACTGCTATGGAGAATTGTTATGAGTGGTATACGTCTGGACCTCGACAAAGATTGCAACCAGGAGGTCGTATTGTTGTTGTTATGACACGTTGGTCTACAAAAGATTTGACAGCAGAGGTTCTTAAAAAACAAACAGAAGCTAACTCAGATCAATGGGAGGTCGTTGAGTTCCCAGCTATCTTTGATGACGGAAAGGTTCTATGGCCAAATTTCTGGTCTGAAGACGAACTGCTTAAAGTTAAATCTTCTTTGCCTGTTGCTAAATGGAATGCACAATGGTTACAAAAACCTACATCCGCTGAGGGTGCTATCATAAAAAGAGAGTGGTGGAAAATGTGGGAAGAGGATAAACCACCAGAGTGTGAATATGTGTTGCAATCTTATGATACTGCATTTTTAAAATCAGAAACAGCAGACTATAGTGCTATTAGTACATGGGGTGTATTTTATAAAAATGAAGATTCTGGACCAAGCCTTATACTTCTAGACTGCAAGAAAGGTAGATGGGAGTTCCCTGATTTAAAAAGAATTGCAATGGAGTCATTTTCAGAGCATAATCCAGATGTAGTTTTAATAGAAGCTAAAGCTTCAGGGTTACCTTTAACTCAGGAGTTGAGAAATATGGGGATACCTGTTATAAATTTCTCACCAGGCGGAAGACGCTCAGGCCAAGACAAAGTTTCAAGAGTTCATGCCTGTGCTCCGATGTTTGAGTCTGGACTTGTATGGCGACCAGACTTCCAATGGGCAGAAGAGATGGTAGAAGAATGTGCCTCTTTTCCTTTTGGAGATAATGATGACTTGGTAGATTCCATGTCACAGGCTATACTGAGATTTCGTGAAGGTGGCTTTATACGTCATCCAAGCGATGAGGATTGGGATGAAGATATCCCTAGAAGAAAGGAGTACTACTAATGTTTAAACCAGTAATAGATAAAGTTAAAACACCTAAAGTTGAAAAAACTAAAGGTGAAGTCACAGTTACTGTTCCAGAAGGTCCTGGAGCCGGAACTATGAAATCAATGGGTGCTGCCACTAGAGGTGGTAAGTTTGCAGGAACTTTTTAATATAAGGAAGTCACATGGCTGAGAATCCGTTTGGACAAGGTGGTCCAGAAGACGAGGAGATCCTTATTGAAGGAAATCCTATCGATACTGCTGAAGTAGATCCACAACTTGCCGAAGCAATAGCTTCAGGTGAGATAACAGAAATGGAAGATGGTTCTGTTGAAGTTGGAGAGTTTGTTGAAGAAACAGAAATGCCAGGGGAAGAAATTCCTTTTGATGCTAATCTTTCAGAGTACATGGAAGATCAAGAATTAGGAGCATTGTCTTCTAATCTTATTGCAGCAGTTGATTCTGATATTTCAGCCCGTGAAGATTGGGAAAAAATATACCAACGTGGTTTAGAGCTTCTTGGTGTAGAAGAAGATGACAGAACAGAACCTTTCGAGGGAGCAGCGGGCGTTACGCATCCTGTTCTTGCTGAGAGTGTTACACAATTCAAGCACAAGCTTATAAAGAATTATTACCAGCTGGCGGACCCGTTCGAGTTCAGATAGTTGGAGAACCAAATCCCGAAACAGAAAAACAATCACAAAGAGTTCAAGACTTTATGAACTATCAGATTTGTTACAACATGGAAGAGTACGACCCTGAGTTAGATCAGCTGTTGTTCTATTTACCTTTATCTGGTTCTGCGTTTAAGAAAGTTTACTATGACGAAATGAAGGAACGGCCTGTGGCACGTTTTGTTCATTCTGAAGATATTATTGTGCCTTATAACTCTGTTGATTTATCAAATGCTATTCGTCTAACGCACAGATTAAAAATGACAGGCAACGATGCTCGTAAGTTCCAAGTATCTGGAGTTTACAGAGATGTACCTGTTAAACCAACACATGTGTATTCAGACCTAGAAGAAACTATAGAGAAAGTTTCTGGCGAGTCTGCTACAAATACTTACGAAGAAGATGATTTAGAAATTTATGAAATTCATACCTATTTAGATTTACCAGGCTTTGAAGATATGGGTCAAGATGGTGAACCAACAGGAATCAAGGTACCTTATATTGTTACAATAGATGTTGGCTCTTCTAATATTTTAAGCATCAGAAGAAATTATAAAGAAGAAGATCCTAAAAAAGATCCTAATAATTATTTTGTGCATTACAAATTTTTACCGGGTCTAGGGTTTTACGGCTTTGGTTTACCACACATTATTGGTAACTTATCACGTTCAGCTACATCTATCTTACGTCAGCTTATTGATGCTGGTACTTTAGCAAACTTACCTGCTGGTTTTAAAGCTAGAGGTATACGAGTTCGTGATGAAGCAGAACCATTACAACCTGGCGAATTTAGAGATATAGACGCTCCAGGCGGTGACTTGCGTGCATCTATTATACCATTACCTTTTAAAGAACCTTCAGGAACTTTATTACAGTTACTTGGCATAATAGTAGAAAGCGGTAAGAGATTTGCATCTGTTGCTGATATGCCTTTAGCCGAACAAAACGGACCAGTTGGTTCTACTGTTGCAATGTTAGAGCGTGGTACAAAAATTATGTCTGCTATACATAAAAGATTACACTACGCACAAAAAATAGAATTTAATCTTTTAGCAGGTTTATTTAAAGATTACTTACCACCTGTATACCCTTATGAAGTAAGTGGTGGTGATCCAAATATTAAACAAGCTGACTTTGATGACAGAATAGATGTTATGCCTGTATCAGACCCTAACATTTTTTCTACAGCACAAAGAATTGCTATTGCACAAACAAGCTTACAACTTATTCAGTCTAACCCACAAGTTCATGGTCCTGCTGGTATGTATGAAGCGTACAAAAGAATGTACGAAGCTTTAGGTGTTCGTAGTATTGAAAAGATATTACCACCACCGCCACAACCACAACCTGTCGACCCCGGTATAGAAAATGCTAATGCATTACAAGGTAGAGGATTACAAGCTTTCCCAAAACAAGATCATCAAGCTCACATTGAAACACATTTAACATTTATGCGTACACCTGCTGTTATGTCTAATATAAATATTATTGGCATTCTTACAGCTCACATATATGAACATGTTAGTTTACAAGCTCGTGAAATTGTTGAGCAAGAATTTGGACCTCAGCTACAACAGCTACAAGAACAATATCAAGGTCAAATTCCACCAGAAGTTATGCAACAAATTCAGATGGAAATAGAAAACGAAGTAGCTCAGCGTATTGCTGAGATGTCTGCACAAATGTCTGAAGTACTTGCACCTCCTCCTAACGAAGATCCATTAGTAGAAATTCGTCAACAAGAGTTAGCTTTACAAGGTGCTAAACTACAGCAAGACGCTAAAGAGTTTGAAACAAATACTGTTATTAAAACGCAACAAGATGCTTTTAAAAATACTATGGCAGAACAGAAAAATGACTTTAGTCAAATGCAAGCTTTAGATAAATCTGCTATTGCTCGTGAACGTATAGATGCTCAAGAAGAAATAGCAGCGGGACGTATTGCTCTTGAATTACAAAAACTTCAGAAAGATAAAACAATGGAAAATATTGATGTTGAACGATTAAGAAATTTGTCTGACAGAAATTAATGGCTGAGAGAAAAAAAGCAAAACCTATACGACGAACTACAGGCAAAGGCGGTAATTACCGTTCTACTAAGTCTGGTGCAGGTATGACAAAGAAAGGTGTTGCTGCTTACAAAAGAAAAAATCCTGGCTCTAAATTAAAAACCGCTGTTACTGGTAAAGTTAAAAAAGGTAGTGCAGCTGCAAAAAGAAGAAAAAGTTATTGTGCAAGATCAGCGGGTCAGTTAAAAAGAAGTAGTGCTAAAACTAGAAATGATCCTAATTC